GCCGGAATTTTTGCGTTGGATATTAATATCATTAAATAAGGTACCAAAAACTGCAACATATTTTCTCAAAGTTTGGTGGTAATAAGTTGTACCTAACATTTATAAAGCTCCAAACGGGTTACCCTCAGTGAAATCTATTATAGCGTCAGCAGTAGATTCTATTTCCACATTATCTCCATAAGATGAGGATGTAGATACTTGCGCATCAAATGAATCTATAGAATAATCGGCACCAGAACTATCTCCTATAATATTGGATGTACCAGAAAAATTACCTGTCATATTAATAAGATTTAATATTTTAGTTGTGGCATTCCAATTAGCAACCTCCCCCTGAACAGTTGCGGTGGCTAATGATGTTCCTTGATATACTATTTCCTCTACAGTATAATTTCCATTACCTGTATTCATGGTGAAGTCAATAGAATATGATTGTAGTCTTTCTATTTTATCTATCGCATCAACACCGGTATTGAGTTTTTCATCTGAATAGGTATACATTTCACAGAGCAAATCAAAAACTTGTAATCCGCCAGTTTGATAAAAAACCGATTCGTCTTCCACAAATAACACTTGAAACACTGCTTCAGTCATAGGAAAATAAATTAAATCTCCCTCTTTCGGTGCGGTATCTCTACCATCTGTGACAAGCCCTAGTTCTGCCCATCTCCGTCTAGCTACCGTAAATGTAATTTGGTCTTTTATTTGTAACCCAAATTTAGAAACAAAATCACCATCTCCTTCGAAACCGTCTACCGATTTTATATACATTTCAATAGTGTGTGCGCTATTATATGCCGATATAGTATCTTCACCTAATAATAAATCTTCATTAACAATAGTTCTAGGACAATATTGCACATCTATTCCATAAGTCTGAATAGACTCTATCATCAGATTTTCTATTAACCGCTGTTCCGATGTGTTTTTACCATAATGATTAAAATAAGGATTAGTGGCCATATGTTATCCTATTAAATGATCTACTGGTAGTTCATACTTGAGCTGCATTTCTTCTTCTATTTTGTCAATTTCTGTTATAGCATCATCATATAATTGCCGACCATTTAATGTTACTCCTCCGGGTAATTGTAAACCTTCCATTTTTATTAAATTTTGTCCCCATTGCTTTTTAATTAAAACTGTAGCATATTTTTTGAGAAACATATCACCCCAAATATCAGAATAAGTATCAGGGTCTAATATTTTATCACATTCTACAATTACCCAATCATCTATATCTGCGTCTGCTCCCCACGTAATATCTAAAAATAATTTATCCGCATGTCTATTATACCTAAACATAGGGGCACCAGTAAACATTTCATTAATTAATTGTAAATATTCTTGTTTTATTTCATATGAAGCTAAATCACCTCCAAAGTTTTGCATTTCGTTTAATGCAAACTGGTATTTGACAGAAAACATAGATGAGGATTTGGTATTATCTGAAAAAGAAACTATACGCCTTATTCCAATAATTGCGTCTGCAATAGTAATATATCTATTATCGAAATCACCTATGGTAGTAGCTGTTGTGGTGTGTGCGGTGGCTGTTGTGCCGGAGGTGTTTCCTGTAAGGATTTCTCCCGTAGAAAATGTAGTAGTAGTATTTGCATAATATGTGTTACCGTCACCTCCAGATTTAACTTTAGGATGTTTAAATCGTAATGTGGTATTAGCAGAATGATATTCATATACTTGAGCCTGAACTCCGCTAGTTCCTCCAGTAAAATACTCGCCACTAGAAAATGTGCCCGTTGGAGCAGAATCTAATTTAATAGTAGATGAAGTTATTTGGTGTTTTAGATAGGTGTTCTCTGTAGCATCAAAATGATACTCTTGAAAAAATTGTAAAGCATCATCAATACAATCTTCCATTTGATCGTCTGCTAAATTTAATTCTACTACAGGCCATCCAAGTTTCCGTTTACAATAATCCTTAAAGGTTGATCTAGTCGTAGGTTGTGTCATTTTGTTGCTTCCGGAGATACTGTTATAATTCCCCCTACTACACGCTCAATAGTTGTTCCATCACTTTGAGTATAGATTATATCATATACATGCTGACCAGCAGCAACGTTTGCAGTTTGAGTTGCAGTTAATGAAAGTGTTACATTTGATCCAGCAACATCAGTTGTTAAAACAGTAATATTATTTGATGAGTAGTAAGATTGACGCATCTTAGCGGCACAGGTGCCAGTAGAGATATCGACATTCTGACTGGCAGAGTTTTGTGCGGTAATTACTTTTTCAAATGTGCAACCTTGGTCCAGCACAAGATTAACAGTTTGTTTTTGGAGGGTTAAAGCCACTTTCCATTTCTCCTTATATTAAGTATTTATATTTCTATACTATTTATATAATAAGAAAAATAGAATTATTTTATCCTTTTGGATATTTCGTTTTGATCGGATCTATCATATCTGTTTTCCATTTTGTAACTCCATTGTGATATATGTAATCTAACTGGTCTGTTACTGGCTTTAGACATTACTTATTCTTAATTTAATATCATAGATTTTAGTTCATTTATTTGACTCTGTTGCTCTTTAATTGCCTCTACAAGAACAGCAGTCAATTTTGTATATTGAATACCTTGAGCATCACCATTTTCGTTATGTGACACCAGTGTGGGTAAAATTTCTTCTACTTCTTCAGCAATTAGGCCATAATTACCTTTTCCCATCGTTTCGTCTTTATAGTCAAATTTCACCCCCCTCATTTGCATAACCGCTGGCAACATATTACCCATATCAACAATATTAGTTTTAACTGTTCTTGTAGAAGTTTCAACCAGGGTAGTTACAGAACATGTACCAGAAACATATAATGTGTCTGCACTTTCATCCCAAAGAGTATATTTACCGGAAGTGGCACCAAACAATTTAACATCATATCCAGTATCGTCTACACCAACTGTTATTCCTTGATTAAATACCCATGAATCTAATGAATTTGTCCATAAAATAGTTTTATCTGTGGCACCTTTTAATGTAAGACCACCACCATCAGCAGTAGTATCTGAAGGACTAGCAACAGAACCCATTTCTATGTTCTTATCGTCTACTGTTAAAGTAGTACTGTTTATGGTTGAGGTAGTACCGTTAATAGTTAAATCCCCAGAAATTGTAGCGTCACCGGAAACTACTAGTTTATCTTGGTCTTCATCCCACAACATATATTTACCAGTAGTGGCACCAAAGAACTTAACATCATATCCAGTATCGTCTACACCAACGGTAACTACTCCGGCCTGGTCTATTTTCATTCGTTGAGTGCCAGCAGTATAAAAATCTAAATCGTCATTATCTGCACCTTCGCTTGTTTCTGCTGTAATTTTAGTATCTCTATCTACGTCAATGATGCCCCCAAGACTCAGCCAACTAGCACCACTATACCCTTCAAAATTTGCATGCTCAGAGTTAAATCTAATACCCCCCTGTGTCGCGGTTCCCCTATTATTTGTGGTTCCTACTGGCGTAACAAGTGCAGTAGTACCCGAAAACTTACCAACAGGAGCAACACCGTCTTGTTGCACATATAGAGCTATTGAACCCGTAGCGGAAGAATTATCCTGAATTATGCTTACTAAATTACGTGCGCTTGTATCAGAAGAATTAGAATCAACATATAATGCTGAACCTGTTGTGAGTCCATCAGCCGAAATATTAACGGCCTTACCGGTAGTTAAGGAATCTAAAGCCACATTAAGTCCTACACCAGTGATAGCGCTTGCACTAACTAAATCGACCATAGTTCCAGTGGTTAGACCCGCCATCGAAAGTTTTATACCAGTGGCAGAAGTAACTGAATCAGCAGTAATATCTAATACATTTGCTGTAATAGTGGTTGCATCAATATCTACTGCCACCACATCGGTATCTAATGCCGTAACAGTAATAGCCGGTTTGCCTGAATCAGATTTTTGTTTAGCCCCTAAATGTCCCGTCCAAGTATTGGCCCAAAACATTGACGTATTACCGAGATTAAATATTACATT